ACTTTTGCTGTATCTGCGTCAGTACATTATACAGCTATTTCTGTTGCTGCAAGTAGATTTGTAGCTTCATCAGTTGAAAAACCCAGACTAATATTTGGTGCTGGGGGCGGAATCCCCGAAGTTTTACCACAAACTAATTTACCAACAGAGAGTGTTTCTGTTGGCGATGGGGATACTGGGTTTGCAGCTAACTTAACAAAAAGTTTTACTACTACAAAAGGCGCAGATGACGAAGCCTTACCTTCTGATGTTCTTAACAGGTTTGATATTGATTTAATTAAAACGGACTCAGTCACAGTAACTGAGACCCGCGTAAAAGTTTTTACCGATTTTATTGATTTCGATCCTTCAGACGCTGACATAGATGCTACGCCTGTCACTATAGCTGAGGCGGACGCTAAAGATGTGGATAAGCCGTTTAGCGATACTACTTCTGCTACTGAAGCTATATCAAATCAGCCAGATTTACCCAAAACAGACTCGGTAACTGCTAGCGATGCTGTTGATGATTTTGATGTTAACAAGGCTGCAACAGACACAGCAACAGCTTCTGAGGCGATTGACCGCTTTGATGTGACGACTGAGTTTGGCGACACAGTTACTGTCACAGAAGCTATAGAAAATGAAGTCACTATACCTAAATCGGATTCTGTTGCTGCTGTCCAGTCAAACGTAAAAACGTTTACATCTAATGTAGACTTTGACTTATCTGATGCAGATGTTGACCCAGATCCAGTAACAGCATCAGATGCTATTAACGACTTTGACATTGATAAAGGGCTTACTGACACGGCTACAGCTACTGAAGCTGATGCTAAAAACTTTACACATGGTGGGTTTACTGACACGGCTACAGCTACTGAATCGGATGCTAAAAACTTTACACATGGTGGGTTTACTGATGCTCTTACTGCAGTAGAAGGTATAAAGCTAGAACCTACTGTAAAACTATCATCAGCTTCTTCTGGCGCACAGACATTTGTTATTACAGTTGTTAGTTCTGGCGGAAATAAATTTGCTATTGATGGTGTTACTAACCCAGTTTTAGAGCTGTTTAGCGGTATTACTTACACGTTTGATGTCAGCGACAGTAGTAATTCTGGACATCCGTTAAGATTTAAAGATGGGTCAAGCTCTTATACTGATGGCGTTACTACAAGTGGTACAGCGGGTCAGTCGAATGCAACTGTAACTTTTGCAGTACCTAACGACGCACCTACGTCAACGTTACTCTACTACTGTACAGTACATGGAAACGCTATGGGTAACAGTATTTCTGTACCGAATAGCATAACCGCAAACCAAATCCTTGCAGTAGAATCAGCAGTGTTTGATGTACAGTCAGTGTTTTCTGATACTGCGACTGCTACAGAAAGTATACACGCTAGTCTAGCTATAGGTGATTTAACATTTATGTATCCTGATTTTGTAACTGTTTCAGACGGTTACATAGGCGGTTTCATTAAAGAACCTTATTCATACACTATTTCTAACACCGAGTATTTCGTCCCGAATACGGGCGTAATAGGAGCAGCTGAAACACTTAACACTGTTATTATGGCTGCAGACCGCGTAACTGCCCCAGATGAAAGTTCTTCTGGACTTGTTGTCAACTTCCATTATACTGATGTGGACGAAGATGACCGAGCACTGGGTGGTTATCAATTCAACCAGACGCCTCTCAATCCTGGCAACAGCACTGTGGGGCAAAGAGCGATCTTGTAAAGGAGCTAACCATGATTCAAGATTCTATCAAAATGACCGGTGAACTTCGGATCACGGTTACTAACCCTGAAGGGAATATCACACAGGAAACGGTTGTACCAAACCTTGTCGTTACAGCAGGTAAAGATTTTATTGCTGAGCGTATGAAGGACGCTACTACTAGCGCTATGTCTCATATGGCTATTGGTACTGGCAGCACTGCGGCTGCAGCTGGTGATACCGCGCTAGGTACTGAAGCAGGCCGTGTTGCGCTTACCTCGACGACTGTTACGGCAAACGCAGTAGCGTATGTTGCTACGTTTGGAGCAGGTACAGGCACTGGTGCGATTACCGAGGCAGGCTTGTTTAACGCAAGCTCCAGTGGAGATATGTTGTGCCGTACAGTTTTTTCTGTTATCAATAAAGGAGCAGCTGATACTCTGGGGATTACTTGGACTGTCACTGTAAACTAAGGAAGTAGAAAATGGGCATCAAATTTTCAAACAATGCCTTCGGCACCCTTAATGCTGGTATTACAAACAGTGCTACCAGTATTACTCTTGCGAGTGGTCAGGGTGCCCGTTTTCCTACTCTAAGCACCGATGATTACTTTTACGCCACGTTAATTGACACTGCTAACAATCTAGAGATTGTTAAGTGTACAGCTAGGAGTAGTGACGTTCTTACTGTAACTCGTGCGCAAGATAACTCAACTGCTAGGGCTTTTCTTTCCGGAGACCGTATTGAACTTCGTGTTACAGCGGCAGCGCTAGAAGAAGCTACAGCAGGCGCAGGTGGCGGATTTTACAAAGGTGAAAGAGGTAGCGTAGGAGAAGCGGTAAACAAGGGCGATATTTTTCGTATCCACGAGCAGCAGCTGGATACAAACACTACAATAGATTCTACAGAAAACGCTCTGTGCGCTGGCCCCTTAACGATAGCTTCGTCGGTAACGCTGACTGTAAACGGGAACTTGACGGTGGTATAGATGAGTACATTATTTGTAGAAAATCTTAAAGGGCCAACAAGCGGGTCAAACGCTAACAAAGTAACTATACCAAGTGGTCAAACTCTTACAGTGTCAGGTGGTATGATTCCTCCTGCGGGCCAGATTGTTAAAGTAGGGAGCTACAACACAGGCACTGGCAGCGGAGCTTTGACATCTACCACCAGCACCAGCTGGTTTACAGTAGCTATTAACGGCGACAACCAAAAAGCCCACAATCTATCTCAATCTGGTAATGTGATAACTTTTAACAAAAGCGCTAGCAGTGATCTGTATATCACAATGAACTTCCCAACCTATAACAATACTGGGGGTTCTGGACACGGCTTTAGGGTTTACCTAAAAAAATCTGGAGGCTCTTACGCTCTAGTTGATATTGTAACTGATGGCCCAGCACACGGTTGGGGTTGGCACGGCTATGGTGGCCAGCATTCAGCTATGAACAACTTTACATGGTGTACTGCTGATAGGAATAGTGACCTTGGGGACGTAAATGCTTTTGCTGGCGATGTGCTATTCTACTTTGAAGCAAGAAACTGGAGTTCCGGTGATACCATATCTTATATAAATCATAGCGGCTACAACAAGTTCGGCACAGTGCAAGTTGTGGAGGTGAAGACATGAGCGTCCTAAAGGTAGACACCATCAACGAAAAGACCTCCGGTAATGGGGTGCAGGTTCCTGGCCACGTTATTCAGACTGTTAATACTTTATCTAATACAAGAACTACAACGACTTCAACATCGTATGTTGCTTGCACAGATTTAACCGTTTCTATTACCCCAAAGTCTGCGTCGTCTAAATTATTAGTAACGTATCATGCAATGCTTAGGTCATATAATAATAGTGGAGCTGATAGTAGTGTAAAGGTTGGTATCTCAAGAGATGGCGGCTCAACAATTTTAGCACCTACTAGAACAAGAGCTTATGATTATGGCAGTAGTGGCATTATTGTTGAAAGCGGTCTTTCAAATTCAATTTTAGATAACCCTGCAACAACTTCAGCTTTAACTTATCAAATATATCTGGCTTATGTTAGTGGAACTAACGCAACAATAAATAACTTTAGTCCAGACGCATATAGCTCAATTACAATTCAGGAGATCGCTCAATGAGTTCTGTTCTTAAAGTTGACACGATACAGACTGCATCGGGAGCGACTCCTACAATAACGGATCTCGGAATATCAAACGCAGCAGGATCAGTGCTCCAAGTAGTTCACGGTACGCTACCCACCACTGTTTCATCGACTGGTGCGTCGGGTTCTGATTACTTAGTAAATATTGGGCTAAGCGCTACCATAACGCCTAAAGCTAATAATAGTAAAATATTGATCGACGTAACTATGTATATTGGTTCAGATCAGGCAAACTCTGGCGGTTATCTACAGTCTTACCTAATATATAAAGCAGGAAGTGTTTTCGATGATGTTCACGGAACATCTGAAAGCGGTAGAAGACGGGTAGCTGGGTCAATAAATATGTACGATACGGGCGGAACTTACACGACGTATAGAATGGGTGTGCTTTCTGGTACGCATATGGACACTAATGTAGGCACTACAAGTGCGACTACCTACGCGATATACATGAGGGCTTATTCTAGTGGCCCGCATATATATGTTAATAGGAGTCAGGCGTATCAGTCATCGGGTACTAACTACGATCATAACCCTTCATCAACTATAACACTTACAGAAATTGCGGTATAGGAGGCAAACATGGCATCAGTAAGCGAAGCATTGACTGCTCTCGAAATCGAAGAGTGGGTTTTGCGCGGCGAACCCACTGACGAAAATGAGTTTGGCCAGATGTTTAGAAAAATAACAGGCGTAGACGCTAACGGCTCTGCAGTAGAAAGTAGCAACCCATCTGACTGGGGTACTACTTGGGCAGCAGTGTCGGCTAAGCAGACTGAATTAACAGCTGCGGAGCCTATGAAGCTTTTGCGTGAAGAGCGTAACCGCCGACTTGCGGAAACAGATTGGTGGGCATCATCAGATCTTACTATGAGCACTGCCCGTACAAACTACCGGCAGGCTCTACGTGACATTACAGACAGTGCAACAAGTCTTGATGATGTGACATGGCCAACTAAACCGGAGTAGTCCTATGGGCGTAAAAGTTACAAATAACGCGTTCGGAACGTTATCATCTGCAATAAGTACGTCAGCCACGACCATTACGTTGGATAGCGGCCAAGGAGCTAGATTTCCTACGCTTGGCGCTGGCGATTATTTTTATGGTACGTTAATTGACACGAGCAATAATCTAGAAATTGTTAAAGTAACTGCACGCTCTACTGATTCACTTACTGTAACTCGTGCGCAAGACAACACTACAGCTACCGCGTTTTCTATTGGCGACAGATTTGAGCTTCGTCCTGTAGCTGCATTGTTTGAGGATATTATTACAGAAGGCTCGTCTAGCATTACTAACGATGGATATATTGTCCACAAATCTGCCTCTAGCAATCCATCAAGCCCTAGTGCCGGTCAGGTGTACTACAACACTACTGATAATCTCGTTAAACATTGGAATGGCTCCAGATGGATTAACATGTCCAACACTTTTGTGGCTTCAGGCGGTACTGAAACTACTACAACTGTAGGTTCTGATACATACAGAGTCCATACGTTTACATCATCTGGCACATTTACAGTGGAGTCTGGGTCTAAAAACGTTGAGTACTTAATTATTGCTGGCGGAGGCGGCGGAGGTGGCCACTCAAGTGAAGGGTACTACAACGACGGCGGCGGAGGCGGCGGCGCAGGCGGCTATAGAACTAATGTGTCTGGCGAAACTTCCGGTGGCGGTGCAAGTGCTGAGTCTAGCTATACAGCTGTAGCCGGAGCATATACGGTTACTATAGGTGCAGGCGGCGCGTCAGTAAGTAACGCTAATAGCAGTAATAATGGTACCGATTCGTCCGTATTTGGTATTACCTCTGTAGGCGGTGGCGGTGGCGCTGTAGGCGCATGGAACCCTCCGCGAGGAAATACAGGCGCTAGCGGCGGCTCTGGCGGCGGCGCAGCTAACGGTTATAGCAACGCAAGCAGCGGTGGTAGCGGAACATCCGGACAAGGTTTTGCGGGCGGTGGCACTAATGCGTCTAACCAAACAGCTGGCGGCGGTGGCGGCGCAGGTGCCGTGGGTACTACTGCGGGCGCAAATTCAGGTACAGGCGGCAACGGCGTGTCCTCTTCTATTACTGGTTCTGCAGTAACTCGTGGCGGTGGCGGCGGTGGCGGCGGTGTTAACGGTAACGGTAACGCAAGCGGTGCAGCTGGCGGATCTGGCGGCGGAGGTAATGGTGCGGATAACAACACCCTTAATGCCTCGCACGGAACAGCTAACACTGGCGGCGGTGGCGGCGGCTCTGGCGGTTCTACTA